TTGGGAGGGTGAGCCAAGATCCGCTTTTTTGCACTAAGCCGAAATCTACAAGCAGATCCGCAAGCTCCATCTCCTTCCAGATACCTCGGCCATATTTAATATGACTGGTCACTTTCTGCCCCGGAGGGCCAATAGCAGAGGTAACAACTTGCCAATGCACGGTCTGACCAATTTGAGTCTCTCCCTGTAATATGGGAGTGATGTGCGTAGCGTGCAGCTTAACATCAACCTGATATTTTAAGGCGGTTCCCGATTTTTCTACCTTAGTTTTGCCTCTTCCGAACTTGTTGACATTAGCCATTAGATGCGTGATCCCAACAACCGTAACTTTATTGATAGGGAGCACGTTAGAAATTCTCCTACAGAATTTAGCCAACACCTTTTGAACGCTCATTACTTGTTGGTCGCTTAAATCCCCCGTCAGTTCTGCATCGCTGGCGAGAGCCGAAAAGGAATCAACAATACATATGCAGTCGGGCTGCGTATGAATCAATTGGTCAAAGATGCTAAGATATTTTTCAGCAGAAAGTATATTACCCTGTGTCGATCCTATGATTTCGAGATACTCCGGGTCCATATTAATGCCAGAAATCCCCTCTATATCTCTCTTTCTTAACCGTCCCTCAATGTTGCCATAATAAACTTTGCGTTTAAGGCTTTGAGCGTTGGCACAAAAGGTGAGGGCGGTAACTGTCTTGCCGACCTTTTCTGGACCCGTCAGTATAAAAAGGGAGCCTTCGGGGACGCCCCCACCCAAGGCAATGTCAATCTTGGGACTAACCGATATGATCTCTAGTTCTTGATTGGTTATCGAAGACGGGTCATGGATAACGTCCCCATATTCCTTAATGATATCCTTCGTCATTCCAATTCCTCTAATTTGGAAATGATAGATCTCTTTTTGTTATTACTGGTAAAGTTTTCTTTGCTATGAAAATCATAAGATAGCTCTTCTTTACTAGCTGTGCGCTCTACATAAGTATACTCTTCAATTTTCTCGTGAACCCATTTCGGCCTTAGACTCATGACATATTTGTTGGTTTTTAAGAACGCAATGATTTTATCAACACCGTGCTTGTCAATAAGCTTTGTTAGACTACGGTTATTAATTTGTTCCCTGTAGAATTTCTGCCAATCTGAAAGCTGCAACTCTTTGGTATAGAAGCCGCGAGGTAGTTCCTTTATATCTTTAGCCGCTTTATTTTCACATACCATCTCTACAATATATTGACGGCCAGTTATCCATGCAACTCCATTTTCATCCACATCTGGAGAATAGCGAGATGGGTAACGTCTAGATTCTGTTCTATTCTTCATCAGGTCGAATCTTGTGAACCCATTCGCCACGGTCTCCCTTGCGTGGTATCGTAGTGGAGAGAGGCTCATTTTTATTCTCATCCGCTCGCAATGATCCTGCTTTGGTCATGACCGCAACACCGGGAACGCCACCGGCAGTCTTTGTAATAAGCATTTGATCCCTCAGAACTTTGTCGCTAATGCGATCTAGCTCCTTTTGAATCGTCTCAACGCTCCTGTTAAGTTGTTTCGCCATTTCTTCTGCTGAGACATTGTCCATAGCCATTCCTTTAAGGCAGGAAATCTCTACTTCTGTAATCTTGCCCTTTTTCATAGTAGCTCTCTTTCTGCATTATGTAGGTATGCAATATTTTTAGTTCTTAAAAAGTCTCTATAAAATCTAAATGCTCTTTCTCCAATTTCTACGAATCTCCACTCCGGTCTCCCCGCATGGGGCATCCGCTTACTACCCATTCCTTCGCTAAACATGCCTACCGGATTAAACAACCGTCCATGCTTGCCTCGCTTGGCGTAATATTTGGTTCTTGCACCAATAGTAATTTTCATAGCATGGGCAATGGCAGATTCTTTTGCTTCGTTAGAGTCTAATTTTACTGCGGGATATTTCTTGTCTTCTAGATAATCATGCTTACCAGAGACAGTATAGATAACCTCCACTCGCTTAGGCTCCTTGCCTTTTTTACTTTTATCTATGACGTGAAATCCTTCGTTGGGATCTTTCTTTTTTGCCATGTTATCTCCTCTTTCTCTTAATATCTCTTGTCTTTTTCTCTTTACGTGCCCACTGGGTACTTTCCTGTGGTTTTTCTATACGGCTCATGCCTTCTGGTAACTGTTCCATGCCCGACGTTTTCTTTGTTTTAAAACTTTCCTGCATATCTTCTATTTGCCGCTTGCTATATTTTGCAGATTGTTTTTCTGCATAATGGCCTATGGTTTTACATTCAGATAAAGACCTTGTCACCGACCCTCCAATGTCATCGAAAGAGAAATCTCGCTCTCCTTTTTTATGGCATTCTGGGCATCTAAAATATTTTCTCTTAGTGAATTCTGACATACTGCAAGTATGTGAAAAATTAATCTCGCAATGATTGCAACGAAATATATATTCTGGCATCGTTTATTTCCCTTAAATTCTACCCCCAGAGTTTCGAAATCGGCCCACAATAAAGGTACAGGAGCAACCAAATCTGCGCAATGGCGAGGGAGACTGCCGTCACCATCCCGTGCTTGGGGTATTTTTTGTAGATTATATACGTTGCTGCTACTGCGATATAGGTTCCTAAGAACTTGCACAAAATAAAGAGTGATACGTCTCCATTGTCTAGAGAGATCAGGTATTGGCCAATTGGGTTTTGCTCCACTTCCTCGATATAGCTTCTCGCTTTACTCAGCCAATAAGTATCTATTGCCGAAATTGCTACGATCAGAGCACAACAAATATGAAGTATAATTCTATGCATGATCTTAGGATTAATATAGTAAAATTACACGCATTTAGACCATGCACATTGGGTGCAAGTAATGCAGCCTTCCTGACGTATCAACTCCCTACTTTCACATTCGGGGCACGCCCCTTCCTCCTTGGTTCCATCCGGTATATATTTCTTGAGTGCTCTGGCCATACTCTTTGCAAAACAAGTCATGTCTCCTCTTACCCTTTCTAATTGTTGCACTACCATGTGAACATTCGCACCGTGCCGAAGAGTCATGGAAGTCATCCTCGTCAGAGCGTCTTCCTCTTCGGTGCAAGTAGCGTTAATAGGTGAGAGTTCCAATCCATTTTCCAACATGGCTTTGTAGACGCCCTTGGGCCTCCCGAGCTTCACGATAGTTCCAGACTTAACTTTCTTGTCAATAAAGCCGTTCTTGCCTGCAAATACTTCATATACATCATTGTCTAGTATTCCAACAAACACAAAATATTGCTCCCCCTTGACCTTGATATGATGCACGTCACAGGGTAGCTCTCTTGGCCTTTTGGAGGGGGTCGTTGTATGACATGCCCCGCATGGAGCGTTGTTGATAGATGACGAAGCGGACAAAACAGATGTCATGGTTCCTGCCCTGTAAGTGGTAAATCCCTTGATGCCATTTTCCCAAGCCTTATTGTAGATCTTTTTAAAGTCGTCGTATAAGTAGTCATTACGCAAATTAATAGTTTTGGAGATTGCAGAGTCAACCCATTGGGCGAAAATCGACATCGTATTCACATGGGCGTCAACGTCTAAATCCATGGTGCAAGAGGCCCATCCTGCCTCTGGGTTCCATCTATCCGTATTCTTTAAATAAGTAACCCCATAATCTTCTACCCACTCTTCCTTCAGTAAGCCCCGAGTCCTGTCAAACTTCCAAGTTTTATCTTCAAAGGTCGTGGCTAATAAGTGCTCATCCCCTTCCTTTACCCAAGTCCAGTTAAATCCAGTGTCTGGGACTTGTAGTAAGTCAAAAGTTTTATTCTCCCAATCGACGCCCTTTGGGACAGAAAGCCCTTCCGGGGCATTAGGCTGTATCGAGGTTCTTACATACCCGTGCATGAAGAGGGGTTCTAAGCCACCGCTTACAAGGTTGGCAAAACAAGAGCTATTCCCCGTGGGTTGTATGGAGGTAACATGAGAATTGCGAACACCGTGCTCTTTAATTAAATTGACGGTGCTCCTGTCGAGCCTTTTAATAAACTCGCCCTTAAGGTACCGGTCCTTATCGTAAAGGGGGAAGGTTCCCTTCTCTTTTGCAATTTGAGCGGACGCCTTGTAGGCCTCGTTGGTGAAAAACTTCATTAAGCTTTCTGTCATCTCTAGTGCTTTTTTGCTACCGTACTTGACATGCGCCATTAGCAATGCGGACCCATAGCCTAAAACACCTAAGCCGACACGTCTTTTATTTTTCAGATTATCTTTTTGAGTTTTTAGAGGCACGTATGTTTTATCGTTAACGTTGTCCATAAATCTAACGGCTGTAAAAATAGTCTCTTTCAAGTCACGATACTTCCAGTCCTTTTTGACCGGATCGATGAAATGAACCAGATTGATAGAGCCGAGTAAGCACACTCCCCCAATAGGCAATGCCTGTTCTCCGCATGGGTTAGTGGCATTAATCGATTCGCAATAATACAAATTATTCATACGATTCATACTGTCCACAAACAAAACGCCCGGTTCGTTTCGGTTGTACGTATTTTGCATTATAAGATCCCACAATTCACGAGCAGAATCAAACTCATGGTAGGTAACTAAAGGGGATTCTTCATGATCGATATCTTCAAACAGCGAGAGCCATGCTTGGATATCACCATTCCAATGCTCTTTATATTCTGAAGGGAAGGCCTCATAGTTTGGAAAAACTAGCTTCCATGGAAGGTCAATAGCAACGGCGGTCATGAGATCGTCGGTGCATAGAACTGACATATTAAACTTAGACAATCGCCCCGGAGTTTTCTTAGCCTCAATGAATTCCACTACGTCAGGATGCCAGCAACTTAGAGTGACCATTTGCGCACCCTTACGGATGAAGTTTTTCTGGCCTTTTCTTGATTGCTTGCCAGAGCCTGCCGTGATAATCTCGGAAGACTTATCCCACAATTCTAAGAATTTAACCGATCCGGGGGATTGGTTCCCGATGCCTCCGATATGAGCGCCACAGGGCCTCAGAACGTCAGCACAAAACCCGTATCCGCCTTCGCTCTTAAGAATCTTAGCTTGACGTAATAAGGTGTCATAAATTCCTTCAATAGAATCGAGATCTTTACCTTGAAATCCGTCAACGAAGCAATTAATATAGGTAGTACCCTTTAATGAGGTTCCTGCATTTGAGGTGATGCGACCTCCGGGGACAAACTTAAAGTCTTCCAATGCCGCATAGAATTTTTCAGTCCACTCTTCTTGGTTTTTTTCCACTGATGCTAGGTCTTTGGCTACCCTGAGCCATGTATCTTCTACGCATTCATCGTTGGTGAACTTATACTTTTGATACCATGTTTCATAGCTAAAGCTATTAGTAAATCTATCTGACATAGCAAACTCCGTTGCTTATTATTTTAATTCCAATGTTGCAATATCATGTTCAAAAAGTTCTGTGCGACCCTCCTCAAAAAGCCATCTAGAAGTTGGGTGATAATCTTTTTCTGTCAAGCAGTGAACTTCTTTGATGGCCGCGTTTATAATAGACCCCGCGCACTGTATGCAGGGGACTCCACACCAGCAGAACATAACAAGACCGTTGGCTGGAATGGGCAGTTTATTAAGAGCATTGCGTTCCGCATGTTGGCACGAACATAGTTCGGCTCTTTTTCCTGAAGAGTAGCCTAGCATGTTGCGAGGACATTCATTACACTTCGAAAGAAACTCGCAAGTTACGTCAACATCCTGACTATCCATTGTGTCGCTTCTGATACAGAGTTGTGCTCTCTCTCTGGCTGTGAGTTGAGGCCAAAAGAACCCCTTTAAAAATTTTACGTCATTACAGTGCGGGGTTCCTTCAGGAGGCCCGTTATATCCGGCCCCCACAATGCCATTAGTAGAGGGGTCTACCACAACGACCCCCACCCTTCTTGATAGGCATGGGTTTTGGTCGTTGGCAATGACCTTGGCAAGGCCCATGTATTTCCTTATAAACTTTTCCTTCACTCTCCTAACCCTTCACAGAATTACTGTTCCCTAAGTTGGTCCTTCATGTTTCTCCGGACACATTGGCAATACGAATGGACTTTCTGATAAGGCTCCCCGTTTCGAAGCGATGTGGCGTCATCCTGCGGCACTTGAGAAACGAAATAGCCTTTCCCGTGGCAGTGTCGGCAGCTACGCCCCTGAGCTACATTATTATACAGCCGAGCGATCATGGGATCGAAGGTTGTTCTGTAAAAATGGAGGGGTTTTTTGGATTTTTTATTCGTCATATAAATAGTTCCTATACCAGTCCTTTTGAATAGTAAATTGATATCTAAACAGGGAAGATCTTGCCAAGTCTGATGGCATCACAGCCGAGTCTGCTAAATATGGCACCGGGTCCAAATACGCTTTCCGATATGCATACGCAACGGCAGTGCTGCAAACAAAAACATTTGTAGGATCGTCATCCTTGACGTTTTGCTTGGCCAGTCGCCAGAATGGTAAATAGTGCTTTATCAATTTACAGATATTTTTCCACCCATAGGGGAGTCCCGACAGGTCTATCATAATATTGCTAACTGCTTTAGCCGTTTCGTTGGTAAATTCAAAACGTTCATCCCCGTATTGAATCACGTTAGCGGCTCTAAAAACGTCTATATTGTTGGGATGTGTTTCAATCTGAGTTTTTAGGGAAACAGCCCTTCCCCCTCGGAACTCTCTGAATTCAACGCATCCTAAATTGTCATCATCCCAATGGGCTATAGCTGCATGACTGTGAACTCCGCTGCCATATCTTTTGATTAACCAAGATATTAGCCCTTTGCCACGAAACAAGAGAACGTCACCCTCTTGGATTAGAGGTCGGGCTTCTGCATACGGTAGTATATTCATGGTTTTCTACCCGTGAGCATCTCTAGGGATTGGCTTAGAGTAGCAATTTGGACTTTAAGCGCATTAATAGCTTCAGTATTTTTTTCTAAAACTGTCTGTAGCTTTTCTTCCTGTCTGGCGATTCTATCTTCTTGATCTAGCAACGCCTCATGATATAGCTCTAGCTTAGTTTGCATAGCTATTGTTTGTTGTTGAACTAGAAGCCTAGCCTCGTCACGAGTAATAAGGTCTCTTCCCGTCATCATCCAAAAGCCTGACATGCTAACCACAATTGCCGCTAAGAAAAAAATCACATCCTTTACGTATGGATTACCTTTGGCGATGGCTACCATTTGGGTTCTCACTATCTAAGGAAAAGGAAGTGAGAAAAGGGGCCTCGGCTTCCCAAGGCCCCCTCCTCGTAATTATGACATCAGATTACCAGTTATACCGTGCGTGATATCCGCTCTGCACAGGATCAGGACTGCCATCGCGGAAGACGAGGCGACCCGGAGTATCCTGAGACGGATTAGCAGCAACGTCGGTTTGGGCAGCACGCATTCCAGCAGCGTCATCGACGGCTGTGGTGATGTTGTATGCGCCAGACACGGCGTTAGTGACAGAACTAAACGCTCCGGTGAAGATATTCCAGTTGCCCTGCCGTACTGCCGTCTTATAGAAATATGTTCTAAGAACATCTAACTGTAACGGAGAATAAGCGACGTTGGCACTGTTGGAGTCTCCACCTTCCATAACGGTGCTAGACTCTCCAGCAATAGTGGTCGAAGCAATCATCATTACCTGTGTTCCCTGATTGAAAGTGCCGGGGACTGCTCCCTCGACCGGTCCAACGCCAGAAACGATGGTAATAATAGGATTGCCTTCGCCTAAAGCAGACGATGACCAGTTGGTTGAATCTGCAATTGTTCCCCCGTCACGAATATTTCCGTGACGATTGTCAACATACAGGGGCAGCCCATTATCTCCATAGCTGCCAGTAACCGGTGTAGTCGTAATATTAGTGATAAACGCCATAATAAAACCCTCTCTTTACAGAGACGATAAATTTCCTTTGAGTCCTTACATGTGAAATAGTCCTTCCCTATACTATAGTATTACACCAAATGATCCCGCGCATCTAAGATTGATTCGTAATTTTCAGAACCAATTATTCCATCAACAAACCCGTATATAACCGCATCTTCTGCGGTTAGCCACCAGTCTTCCTTTGACTCTAGCCTATGCTTTACAAACTCCTTAACTTTGGCTTTAGGAATGTCTTGGAAATATGCACCCGTCTCATAGCAGACATCAGAGTATATGTCATACATTCGCGTCCCGCTAAGTTTACAGAATTCATAATAGGACCGGACTTGCTTGACTGTTCCCTCCATTGACTGCTCACCCTCATGGATACACCAGTAACAATTGGGCATCGTTAGCCTGACACCCTTGCCGTGGACAGCCTGTGGGATGATACTCCCCATAGAGGCAGCCAGTCCGTGACATATAAAAACAAAAGACGCCTCACTATGCTGTATGGCGTCGTATATAGCCATTCCGCTTTCCCATTCGCCCCCCGCGCTATATTGGTGAATGACTATTGGATCGGAACTGAGACTCTCTAATACTCTTAGGTTTTTAATAAACCTCGTAGCTACTCTATAATCTACTTCAAGATATTCCTCTTGGTCGTAACCACTTAAAAATATCTCACGACTAGATATTATGACATCATAATCGTGGACTTCTGAAATCGCCGCCTTTGGTATGGGGATAAGACGGTTTCTTTTATTCATCGTCAGTTTTGCCACTTGCATATAAGACCATTTTATCTCGCACGGCCTTCATGACATGCCTGTCTACAAACATCTTACCAACCGCTATTCTAAATCTATACGGAGTAAGGATATCTAGAGCCTCCACCCCACCTTCACGCCCTATAATTTTGTAGAAATCTTCCGTAAGCTTAAAATTACAGTGGCCTACCCATAATTTAAAATAGGTGCTTGCCCTATTTTGTTCGGTTATGGGAAGAATCCCAAACGGAGTTACGATACTTTGAATATGTGAGACTGAGTCTTGAAATATGTCTTCTTCGCTGAGATGGCCCTCTTCTTCGTCACCGTACTCAAACGTTTCATACGAGGGTTCTTCGTCCGTCTCGCCAGTCTCGTCAGAAGAGACCTCTTGATCTTCTTCAAAAGCGTCTATCCATTTTTCCCAGTATACATCGTATCCTTTAGGGGCGGGTACACGGCTCATAATAACACCTCTTGTGGTTATTATTAGAAAATGGTAATTGAGTCTTCTTCATTTCTGTTGCAAACGCCTCAAGCCAAAAACATCTGTCGGATCGACTGCTAGTTTGGATGGAGCAAGAACTGTTTTGTCTTCCGCGTTTACTTCGTCGTATAGAGACCTCCAACGCTTCACTATTTTCAAAACAAACTTCTTCTGTTCCTTTTCTTCTGCCCACAAATTCAAGGCTTCTACAAAATATTCAGCCATAAGGCCTGAATTAACCATGTGGAGCATCGTGCCTGTAATATCAGAAACCTCATCTCCCGTTCTCATAAAGTCTAAAGCTACCGTAAATTCTCCGTCTTCTCTAAGATTCACGACTATCGTTGTAGATGGGTTTTCCAGCGGTTCGTCTTGATCGTCTTGGCCTGTCTGGTCTTGCACAGTAGGAGGGTCGTCTTGAGCTAAAAATCCAGTCCCCCTACGCCACTTTTTAAATTTCTCTAGAATAAAGCTAAGCATGGGGAGACCCCTTCTGTGGCAGGAAAGAATGGCTCACTCTATTATACACCCAAACCCTATGTGGATTGATCAAAGTGGGTCCGATTTACTTGTATGAATTCAGCACATTTTGCCATATCTTTTAGGGAGGTTGCACCAATATAGGCACAGCAACTTCGAATACCACCTAAGAGATCCTGAATAATGCCGTCTACGGAGCCTTTGTAGAGAACTTCAAATACACGCCCTTCGCTACTTCGATAGTCCTTCAGCCCTTCTCCATGTTTGTCTTGTGCTTTTTTAGAAGACATCCCATAGAATTTAAGAGACTTTTTTTGATTAGGTTTTGAGGAATTCCCTTTTTGTATTCTCATTCCACACGGAGAGCTAATCCATCCCTCATATTGCCACTCCCCTTCGCATTCGTCTGTTCCTGCCAGCATCCCACCCAGCATGACAAAATCTGCATTTGCAGCGAAGGCTTTGCAAACATCGGCTGCGGTGCGACATCCTCCATCAGCACATACAAGACCCATTCTTCTTTCCTCGCTCTTAAGGCCATGTGCGGCATGTGAACATTCTATAATGGCTGAAAATTGAGGATATCCCACCCCCGTCTTTAGGCGTGTGGTGCATGCGGAACCGGGGCCGATACCTATTTTAACAATATCAACACCCCCGTGTAGTATTAGCTCCTGAACCATCTCGGGGGTGCAAACGTTTCCAGCCATGATTATGGGGGTGTCGTTAAAATTGTCTCGTACCTTGGCACAAAATTCTACAAAGTTTTCGGTATAGCCGTTGGCAACATCGATGCAGATATTAGGCACAGTGCCTGTAGATTCAACAAAGCGACACAGTTCTTCAAATTCAGAGTGTTTAATTCCCAAGCTATACCACACCCCTTCAATTGGGTAAGAGGTGAATTTTTCAACACGCTCTTCTAGATTGTAATATTTATGAATGCAAGTTACCATATTATGCCTTATTAGGGCATCCCCCATGGCAAACGTCCCGGTAGTATCCATGTTCGCAGCGACTATCGGAGTGCCATTCCAATGACGTGTGGAATGATAAAATTGAAACTTGCGTTCGATGGTTACATTTTTACGAGACGCTGTTTTTGTTCTATGGGGAACTAGCAGCACGTCATCAAAATCTAGCTTTACATCCTTGTTGATCTTCATAGCCCGCTACTTCCAAAGCCTCCTTCTCCTCGCTCTGTTTCTTCAAGAGTAGAAACCTCTTTCAAAGTAAAAGACGGAACCTGCTGGAAAAGAATTTGCGCCACCCTTTCTCCTTTAGTTACAATGCAGTATTTGTTAGAGGCGTTCCAAAGGCAAACCTTGATCTCTCCGCGATATCCACTATCAATGACTCCTGCAAAACGGTGAACTCCTCTCTTAGCGGCCATGCCAGACCTATCCCATATAAGGCCTACAAAGCCTTCGGGAATAGCCATGGCTATTTGAGTCGATACCAATTCACGATTCATCGGGTCGATAATGGCGTCCTCGGCCGCATACAAGTCCCACCCAGCGTCCGAACTGTTCGCTTTGGTGGGTATGATGGCGCTCTCAGACAGACGACGTATCCTGATTTCCATAGATAGTTTCCTTAATCCTGCTGGCGGTTTTCGTCCATGTTAATTGTTTTGCTGTTTCGACACCTTCCATGTTGTATTGCTGCTCCCTGTCAGATTTCCATTACTCATAAAAAGAACGCATGTGTTCTACGGCCTGATCAAACGGTGCCCCCTCTAACGAAGCCCATTCACCTACAGCGCCGTCAAAAAATATACCGTCTTCAGCCTTTTCTAAGTCTTCAATTTCTATTAGACTAGCGTTTTGATCGTTGCAAAATTCTGTGTGAGCAGAATAATTAGTTG